GATGTCACAAATTTTTAAGAAATATTCTGTGAATCTTTGTTTAAGAATTAATTCGAATTCTTCTGCAAGTCTTTGTTGGTACACTTCACCGTTGGGCATTTGCCTTTTAAAACGTTCAGTGAGCCTTTGTATGTTTTCTAAATCAGTCATTGTTTGCCTCTCTGCCTAAAACAATATTTATTATATCTGATTGTGCAGTGATTAGATTTTGGTAATATTGATTCCGTAGTATTTGCTAATAGTGTTCCAAGCAAAACCGGATATTAATTCGTCAGAGTTGAATTGTAAATTAGTTAAACAATTAAACAGATATTGTCTATTTTCTGGATAGTATAAATTATTAATCTTATCAATTGAATTCACACTGTAATCTTTTAGACAGCCTGGAACAAGACTGATTATAGGACATCCTTCTCGTAATGCTTCAGTCATTGCCATGGTGTGTAAACTAACCACACAGTATATATTTTCTAATGAATCACAGAATCCTCTTGAACCTCTTGCTTTCTTAGGCAGTTTCTTTCTTACTTTAATTGGTCTGTTTGTGTATTTTTTAATTTCTTGTGTAGTAGATTCTATCCATTGATCTACATTTTGTTTGATACCATATACTTCTAAACCGTTTTGACTAGGAGCAACAATATACACTTGTTCTCCCATTTGCCAAGGCTTAATGGTCATATTAAATTTTACAAAACGTTCATTTGTCCATTCACCTTTGATATCTGAAATTTGATTTTCGTTGAATGTAACTCTCCAGAAAACAGGTTTCCACCAATTACAATATCCTTTTTCAACATTCACATAATCGATATTTTTTTCTTGAAAAGATTCATGATACTTTTGAAATCCATCGTGTCCACCAACACCACCAAGTATTACTAAATCTCCTTGGTGAATATGTTCAACATCTGAAAATATTTCTAAACCAGAACTTATACTAATTGTGTTTGCCAACTGAGTACAAGTACGTCTGCTGGTTCCTAAATCTAAACCTTTTGGAATTACTATTCTTCTGTATTGTTTATTCATCGCCATCAAGGTTCTTTAAAAAGTCCCTCAACTTTGTTTGGTCAGTGTTGCCTGTTTCGATACGACCAACAGTGTCGCCTTTTGTTGGGTCTGGTGCTTTTAGTTCTTTTGGTTCTTCAGCATCGTTTTCAGTAACTGTTGATGTCTTTTTCAATGAATTGTATATTGTACTCTTACGTTTATCAAACTCTTGATATTCAGAATCTTCAGCAAGGTCTCTTATTCTCAAACTGTCCACATCAAATTCTAAATCAATCTTTTGACCAACTCCGCTAGATGATCTTGTTTTCATTAATTGTATTTGATATCTGCCACGTTCTCTCATTGCTCTACTTGTGAATATACCAAACACATTGTCAGCAGTTTGTATTTTACTTAACCCACCTGATATATGCGAGTGATCAAATTCTATTTCTTCAACAGCACCTCTGTTCAACTGTGATGCTGTTACAAAGATAACATTCAATTCCATTGACAAGTTTCTTAATTCTTCAGATACAAATTTATCTTTAACAAACAAATCACTTGGCGATACTTTTCTACTGATAGGCATCATAAGATCCAAATAGTCTACAAGTATCACATCTAGTTTTGTGCCTGTTTTTATTTCATATTCTTTGATATAACTTCTCAAATCGTTTGTATTTTTACCACTTGGCATATATTTTATTTGAAACTTACCTGCTTTTTTACCAAGCAATTTGACTTTCATTTCAACACCATCTAAATCTTTGAAAATTTCTCTAGCAGGCACATCTGTTAGCATTGAATCTAGTCTCATCGATACAAGTGCCTCACTTAATTCAAATGAAACATAAGCAACATTTAATCCATTGAGTACCCAATTACATCCTAAGTTAGCAAGGAATAAACTTTTACCAGCACCAGATCCACCAGCAAATATATTCAACTCACCTTTGTTAAAACCACCAAATAATTTTTTATCTAGTGTTGACCACCCTGTGCTGACTTGACCATTTTGATTTTTCAGTCCCATAAGTCTTGCTTTTGGATCATCAAAGTAATCTGTACCTATGTCTTTGTGTAGTCCTATTTGTACAGCCTTTTTGACCAACTCTTCTACTGGACCATATTCACCTTTTTCTAACATATCAGCAGATTTTAGTATTGCTCTTTCTAAACTTTTATGTCTTACAAAAGTTTCAAAATCATCTAACAACCAAGTAAAATGTTCTTCTGTTAAATTTTCTGCTTGTTTTAAATTAACGTTACAAGATTTGTTTACAATATCATATGTTGGCAATGAATTATATTCTGCCACATACTTGTTAACAAAGTCTGCTGTCTCTTGAAGTTTTCTATCAAACAATGAATGATCAAATATAGATTGGCAACGCACAAACGTTTCTGCGTCACCTAACATCATTTCGAGATACAGTTTTTGTATCTCATATCCATAATCTTTATTTTGTTTTACCATTGTCCTTATTATACCACATTTCGTTTGAATTGTCAATGTGCTTGTGATATTTGGCAAGCACAGCACCTATACAACTTCCCGGATCTCCAGGATTTTTTGGTACCCATATGTCATCCCAAACAGATTCTAATTTGCCTACTGCTGTTTTATTCAACGCACACCCACCTACCAAAATTATGTTTGATGTTTTAATATTCATTTGTATCCATGAACTGGCACACATTAACACTTGTTCAAAAATATGTTGTGTGGTTGCGGCAATGTCTGCCAAATCTTGTTCCGTGTTTAATTCAGGTCTCCACCAGTTGCAACCTCTATGTAAATTAATTCTTGTTTTGAAAGGCATTCTTGTATCAACTAATTCTTCCATAAACATTCTGTAATACTTTCTCCAATAACCTTTTTTAGCAAGTTGTTCAAATTTATGTTCTTCTGCGTTTGCTTTTAAACCAACCCTTTGTGTCATTGCTGAATAAAATAAACCTATGCTGTGTGGATAACTTTGTGTGTATTTCTTTTCTAATTTATTGCCATGTCCATGCCATATTGTAAAAGTTTCAAACTCTCCTATGCTGTCTAAAACAACAACTGCGGCATCTCTATATGGAGAAGTGTAGTATCCATATGCCGCATGACTTTCATGATGATTAACATATTCTATTGGCACATTGTGAATACCTGATTTACTTAAAAACTTTTTAATATTATTTTCTTTCCATTTCCAACCTTGACCTGCTATCAGTTGACGCATAGTTTTTTTGAAAGGTTTTTCATAAAAATATATTTTTGCAGGGTAGGCCCATTTGGGATTTGATCTTACTTCTGCCATCAGTTTAGGACAAAGTGTAGGATCTCCAGGTATACCGCTGAAGTCTTTAGACATTCCTGCCCATTTTAATTTTAGATGATAATGATCTGTTAGTCCTGCTACTCTCCATTCCATGACTGCCAAACTGGCATCATGATTGTTACCTGTGATTCCCCATACTATCATTTTTCAATTACCCATGCTCGATGATAAAAATCATCAATGTTTTTTTGTATCAGTGCTACGGCTAAATCATTTGCTGTTATTTTTGACATAGGTCCGTATTCCTTCTTTGTTTTAGGATCCATTGTTTCTTTGTTGTTAGGATCCTTGTGAATTCCCTCTATCACGTAGTACATTCTACTTGTATATAAAAGGGTCTCTTTTTTGTAACTCTCTTATTTTCTTTCTGTATTTGATGTAAGACACCAATTTAGTGATAGGAGAGATTACAAATGATATTACTTTTTTTATGTAAACCATTTTTTCATCCTCAGTTTTGTTTTCAGTTGCGAATCTTCTGCGTTCTTTATAATTGTGTACAAAGTGTGAAGTCTACCATATTTACACACAGCATCATTCACATCTCCAATATCCTGACTCCAGTCAGGCATACTCACACTCCAACCAGACTCCATAGCATCATAAACTAATTTTTGTCCTGCTTCATCTCTATCAGGAACCACAATCACGTGTTTACCTAGACTGTTTACGAGTGCTGTCTGTTGCTCTTTGACCTCACTACCCAACAATGCAACTCCATCTATAGCAATAGCATCGATTGGACCTTCAACAGCCACAACGTATTTTCTGTCATCGTCCTGTGCGTCTGTGTTAAAAACATATCCAGGTTGCTGTTCTGAAAGATATTTTACTTTGCTTTCAACAACTTTTCTTGCTGTATAGCCAACAATTTTTGATTGATATGTGAACGGAATAATCAATCTATCTCGGAAACCTGCTTCAGGACTCCAATAAAAATCATAGTCATCTAGTGTTAATTTTCTTTTAGCAATGTATTCCATTACAGAAAATAAATCTTTATCAACACCACCTGGTTCCAAATCTTTGTATGTTGCCCATTCATGTATTGGCTTTGCTTTAGGTGGTAATTCTTTCATTACAAATTTTGGCAATGTGACAATAGATTTAAAACCACTGTCATCCGTTTTGTGTTGTAAAACTTGTAATGCTAGTTTTGTTATTACATCATCTGGCACATTTAACCATCTCATAAATTTCTTCATCTTATAAGATAAGTTTCTTCCTAGTCTCCAACTTGTTTTGAATCCACAATTGAAACAATGAAAACTAACACTTTCATCTGCTTTGGATATCAGTCCGCCTCTTTGTCTTGTATCTGGTGTTGTGCCATTGTGCTCACAACAAGGAGCATTAAAAGCCAACCAACCGCTAGGAGTTTGTTTTCTTTTGGAAGGAAGATAAGTTTGTAAAACGTCAAGCACAATATTCATGCTTGTATTATAATTTAAAATAATGAAAAAGTCAATTAGTTTCGAACTAATATTTTGGTAACACTACCAGAACTTAATGTATGTTTGAATCTTAAATGACTGAACACGCCATTAAAATTTACATATTTGATTGTATCAGAGTCTGTGGCTGTAAAGGTATTGATATCTGACCAATAAGTTGCTCCGTTTATTTGATTATCAAGTGTGCCTTGTACCACAATGTCACCTACTGCTTCATCTAGATAGTAAGCCACAGTGTGTAATGCGGAGTTGCCATTTATTGTTGGTTCTGCTGTTACAGTTTCTGATAAAAATACACCAGAACTTGGATTGTCTTCTGTGAATGTTGAGATTGAATATGAATTTAAAGGTCCTGGAAATTCCTCTGTGCTAACATATACAATGCCTTTGTTTGTAAAATTTGTGCCGCTGTGTAGAATAGTTTTAGAAGCATCTGAATCTTTCGAAAGATATACAGTGTAGTGCATATACTGTGATTTAACATTAAGCAAATCATTTTCGCTTATAGTGACAGTGAAATGGCCCACTTTGCTTGGTGTGGATGTTTCTATCACTGTGCCGTCTTTTTCAACAATCAATCTGTTTGATTCGTCATACAATTGAAACTTTGGTGTATATGTGTTCAGTATTGACACAGGTTTTTGATCTGCATTAAGGACGTTGAATTGAATGACATTGTCTATTCCTCTGACTAAATTTAAATTTCTTTGATACACTGATCTATACTCCGTTATTTCTCCTGCCAGATTCGCGGTAAGAGTTACACTGTTATTTAATAAATATTTTGGCACAAGTTGCATAATCTTATGTATTTATTGAAATTAAAATGCTGTTAAACGACATAGAAAAGAACTTTCCGTTCATATCGGTCGTCGAATACGGTGGAAAAGAGTACGTTGGTGTGATAAACAACCAAGACAACTCTATCACCTCGATGTATGTATATGAAGACATTCATGTGAATGCTAGAGAAAAATTTATGGCTCTATGCCAAACGTGGTGGTGGGAAAGCAATAGAATGATTCCAATTGGCATCTTTCTAAGGAAAGAATTAGTAAAATTCAAGGACGTTTTAATGATGATGAATACCAAAGATGTCAGTGTAAAAATAGGTCCTGTAACAAGTTTGAACAATCTTGCTATGAAAAGAAGCAAGAGAAAATCAGTTCAATTAGTACGTAAGCCTAAGTAATTAATCAAATAAAAGTTTTGATAGACGCTTATTACCTTTTTTATCAAGGTAATTTTTAACCCTTTTTACTTTCCAATCTTCGTATGGAAAAACATATGTTGGGTGATCCGTTTTATCTTTGCCCCATCTAATTCTATTCCAAATTCTTTCGTGTCCATAATACAAAAACATTTTTGTTATTACTTCTATGCCTGCTATGGCTCCAGCCATGCTTACTGTTCCTGTGATCAACCAAGAAATTAGGAACGTATCGCTTGTTGCCAAGATACGCCATGATAATGTTTTTGCTAAACTTCTACGTGCTTTGCTTTTCATTTTTTAATTGCTCACAAATTAAATTCATATGAACAACTACTGCAACAGCATAAGACGTTGCGTGGGACTTCTTAAAAAAGTATTTGTCGTCAATTGGTTTTACCCAAACTTCCTGCATAATTTTATTCCAAGATTCATTTAACAAATACCTTTTGCTAGGTCTGATGATTGCCAACACTGCCGCTAGTTGTTCAATGCTTTTTGGTTTTAACTTTCTTAATATTTCTGAATGACCATTCAAATGAAACACTTTGTCACTGAAGTCTTTGGCTTCTAGTAACTCCCACATTGGTTGCTTGTTCATTAGTTGTTTAAGATGATTATCATCTTTAATATCCTTGTAGATGCTTACGTTCAAGCAGTCTATTTTAAAATAGTTTCTGTCTTCAGCAGTTTCATAATCTAAAGTGGACAAGTTTGTTGCTGGATCATGTGGAATCTCTGTGAAGTATACACCTGTATTATGCTTCTTGCCATTTTCTAATTTAGCAATTCTGTGCTTTAGTTTTTCTAACAAAACGTTTCTATCAGCAAAATCTATATCTATATCAAACATCTAATTTTTTAACCCTTCTTGTGTGTCTACCTTTCAAAAATTTAGTTTCAAAAAATGCTTCTATCATATATTTTGCTGTTTCAAAATCTACGTAGTCAGCACCAATACATAATACATTCATATCGTTGTGTTGTCTAGCCTGTTCCACATCAAATACATCAAAACAAACTACCGCTCTTGCTCCTTTGAATCTATTTGCCTGGATTGCCATACCAAAACCGCTACCACAAAATAAAATCACTCTATCATCTTTTTCTAAGAACCTACAGGCTTTTTTGGCTATGTCGTTATAATCTGTTCTTTTATTTTCATAGATGCCAATATCATGAAAGGTTACAATATCTCCCATGCACTCGTCGATAGGGCATAGCCATTTGGATACTTGATCTTTTAATTCCATTCCTCTATGGTCAGCACCTATTGTCAAATCTATCATAACGTTAATTTACTGTGACCTCCACCAACTTCACCTTTCACCCAAACGTTAAATGATAATGTGTATCTGATATTGTTGGATTGATTTACGTTTACACTATGATTTAAAAAACTTGGAAACATTATCAAATCCCATTTCTCAGGAGATATACCTATCTTCGATTGATGATAAAGATAACTTCTTTTTTGCGTTATATCGAAATCATCTTTGTGATCCAATCTTACTGTGTCGGTACAAATGTTAGTGTGATTTTTATCTTTATGAAACACAATATCTGCTGTCTCTTTACAATCTGTCAAAAACAATACTCCTGATACTAAACTGTTACTATGATAATGTTCTTGTATAAAATGGTTTTGTTCATATCTATTACACCAACTTGTCGTCATCACAAATTTATGTTTTGGATGTATGTCCAAATATCCATGCATAAATTCACTAACTTGATTCATTATTTCAGTTTTTAATGGTAGCAAATTCTCTCTATCTAGTACATAATCATCTTTAGATATAAAAGAAACTTTGTGTGATCTTTCTTCATATTCTAATTTTGTTTTAATAAAGTCTTCACTCTCTTCATAAGGTCTTATTTTTGTTTTACACAGTGGTATACCAAATAGTGGCACAACATTGTTTTCTGTAATCATAATTTTGCCTCCTTTACAATTTCTTTGACCATTTCAATATCTGCTGGCAGTCTTTTAAATCTTAATGCCCAATGATTAGGATCCATGACTGGGTAAACAATTTGTAGTTGTTCATCATTAAATTTTTTCATCATGTCTTTTCCGCTTTTACAATTTAATATCAACCAAGGAGATATTTTGCCATCCTTAATATCGATAACTGCTCTGTTCAAACTAGCATATCTAAAGTAGTCACTCCATGGAGCCTCTTTCTCATCTCCCCAATCCATCATAGTTTTAATTGATCGTTCCATTGCTGTTTCTACTTTTTCTCTTAAAATTAGATCGCCTGCATATTTTAAATACATTTCTTCTCTACACCAATGATCTAATTTTACACCTGAAGTTACCACATAGTCAATATATTTGTGAGGATATAATGGTTTAACGTTGCTGATAAAACTACCAAACTTAACAAATGCTGTGTAATATGGAGATTTACAAAAGTCTTCATATGTTTTTGGTTTGCTTGACTTCTGACATAATTCATAAAATCTTACAAATGTTTGATATCCTAGTTGTACTCTGCGTTCATCTTTTTGTGTGAATCTCCTTTTTTGTTCACACATATGAACAGTTAAAGTTTTTTCTTTGGCAAATTTTGCTCCACAGTATTTGCAGGTGTAAAGTTTTTCTATCATTAAAATGTCTTCTTAATTTGTTCTTTAGTCATGCCCATATCTTCTGCTAGTTGTTTTAACTCTTTTGTTGTGTTTATAGTTGCTAACAATTTTAATTCATCTTGCTTTTTAGTTGGATACAATTTTTCTAAAAATTTCATTGCTTTTGCTGTGCTATTACTGACTTTCAGTTTGTATCCAATCCATTCATGATACCTAATGTTTTTTGAATTATTAGCAGTCATACACAAAAGATACCAAAGTAATTTTTTGTGTTTGGATAATGTAAAAAAGTTTTTGTTATAATATTCATTTGTTTTGAATATTTGTAACTGTTTGTCTTCTGTTTTACCTTTTATAGCACTGACATATCTATTCAACAAATAGAATGAAACTTGTTTACGTTCATCATCTGATAGGTCGTCCCACACGTTCTTAGCATTCATGTCGATAGCCGCTAATATATCTTTTAAAGGTAGTTTGTTTGTTTTTGTTACCATCGGTTCTCTTTTATTAAATCATACATTAATTTTAACTTCTTTAATTGTATTTGTAAAGACTTGTTTCCTTCGTTTGCATAATCTACTATTTCGGAAATTTCAACTTCATTCAAATACCAATCTGGAAAATTTGGTTGTTCAATCAAGACACGTTCACCTTTGCCATCTATAGGTCTGGCGTAAACAGTCGCGCCACCATCTGGACTCTCATAAATCATTGCTGTTTCTTTTTTCTTTTTTGGCATTAAAGTAAGTTGGTGTATTCTATACTTTCACACTGTCTAGAAATATCTTTCACAAAAAAAGCACAATCTGGACTATTATTATCAGTCAACGGTGTAGATAAAAGTTGATTATTTTTAATTTTTGGAAAGTACCATTTTACATCATTATAAAAATTAACCACATTGACTTCATAAAAGTCTGCTTTGAAACTGCTTAATGGATTAAAAATAAATGCTGAAAATCCTCTATCTGCTATACTGGTTAATGGTACAACTTCCACTGTATTGCTGTCTTCTTTGTCACCTACTGCTATGTTCCAATCTAATGGCATAGTAACTTCTTTGCCTCCTATTTCTAAAACTATTGCCGGAGCATTGAATGATTCAATGTATATCAAAGGCAAGAAAAAGAAATCAGGTTCTTTAGGATTGCTGTTATCTAATACACTAAATGCCATATCGTCTGAAACTGTCTGTGGCATTTTGTTTAGATCATATGGAGTATTTTCCACTGTTAATATTTTCATTTGTCTGTTCCTTCCGAGAATGAATATGTTATATTACTATGATCATAGTAAAAATATTGTGTGCCTGTCTTTGGTGCTTTGTATTTTGCCTCTAATGGAAGATAAATGCCTGATGTAAATGATGTTCCGTCTTTGCTTTCTACTCCATGTAAGTGCCACGGATTGTCTACACTGAGTATTGGAATATTAGTAGCATATGAAATAAATTGGGTACAAGCGTCATGGAAGTTATCGTGTAACAATTTAATATGCGGACCTTGATCCTTTTGTGTATTGCTGGCATGAATGATTAGATCAACCTGTTCATTTTTAAGTTTAGAGGCAAGATTGTCACCGCCCCAATAATAATTTCCTACAAGATCATTACAGATTAATGCTCCAACTTTTAATTTTTCTTCGCCTTTGGTCAATGTAATTATTGGTGTTTTTGTTTCTTTTACACAATCAGCATCAAAACTTACTGTCTTGGTTTTCTTTGTTGAACCAATATATTCTCCTTCTTGGTTATAAAATCTTAATTGATTAGATTTAAATCCAAAAAATGCACCATTAATTTTATCTTTATCGTCTAACCATAGTGTGCCGACAATTAAACCTAACTTCTTACTAGAAGCATATTCCACCAAATTTGCCATTGCTTCTTCTGTTTCTTTACAGGTGTTTATGTTGAAAGATTCAGTAGTATAGCCACTCAACGCATTTTCAGGTGTAAACAAATAATCTACGTTATTTTCTATTGCCCAATCACAAGCCTTTTTAATTGCTTCATAATTCTTGCTTACATCATTTGTAACTGGTATTTGTGCTCCTGCTATTCTCATTTCGTCCAATCAACTTTCTCTATCGTAAAAGGATAGTTCGCTTCTTTGTAAAATTTTTTCCTGTGCGTTAAATGTCTTTTAGCAAATTTACAACTAGATGTTAAGTCCCATATCTGAACAAAGTCTTTGTCTTTGGCTTTACGTATGCCTCTTCCAATTGATTGTATGACACGTACAAATGACTTGCCTGGCTCTATCAAAATTAAATTGAATATTCTTGGTATGTTAATACCAACTGATGCTACGCCATAAGTCGCTATAATTACTTTGTTATCTGAATCGCTAATTTCATCATATTGTTCTTTTCGGTCCGACAATTTGGTTTCTCCTTGTATGAATACACTGTCATCAATGATTTCAGCGAGGCGTTTACCTGCTGTAAGTCTATCTATTAACACAAGAGTATTTCCGCCTTCTTTAATTTTGTTAATTAATTTACCAAGATATGTTAATCTTTTGTCGTTGGTCACAAGATATTTTAATTCTTCTTGATAGTTTTTATAAACTTCAGTATCGATTAATTGTACCACATTCACGTGACATTTAGATAATACACCTTTGTCTTGTAACTCTTTTGCTGAAATTTGATTTACAACAGGACCAATACTTGCTAGTATGCTTTGAAATTCGAATTGTTCTTTTGGAATAGTGCCGGTTAAACCCCATCTTACTGGAGCATTTTTAAGATGCTGAGTTAATAATTTTTTCAATACTTCTGCTTTTGCTTGGTGTACTTCGTCAATAATAACAGTTTTAACACCGTCTAAAAAATCCGTTAATGTAAAAATAGACTCACCTGCTTTTGCTTTTTTATCTAATACGTTTAAACTTTGCCAAGTACAAATTGTGTGTGTACGATTTAATTCTTTTCGATCTCCAAAGTAAACACCAACATCTAAGCCTACGTTAATATAGTCTTCTTCTGTTTGTGTTACAAGTCCTTTGTTTGGAACAATTACTAATGTACGTCCGAACTTTTCGCAAAGACTACTCAGTGCCGCTGTAATAATAGTTTTTCCAGCACCTGTGGCAACTTCTTGTAAACTTTGTGGTTCTTTAATAAAATTGTTGATAACATCCACTTGATAATCACGCAGTTCAATTGCTTGACCTTCGCATAAATGTCCTTTGGGCCAAGTCTTAGCACTAAAATAATTTTTGTCTACTTTATCAAATGTTAAATTAAATTTTTCTCTTTTATCATTAACTTCTTCTATCTCAACTCCAGATTCGTGAAGATATTCTATAATTTTATCTAAGTGATTCACATAACCGTTACCACCTAAACCAAAGAAACCAACCTTACCATCCCAGCGTCCTAGTTTATATTGAGGAAGATAACGAGCATAAGGAACAGCAAATTTAAATTTGTTAGCAATTTTTCTTCGTACATCCACAGGTAATCCTTCAATTTTTACATTGACTTCATCTGTGATTACAATTTTACATCTCATATAGTGTCTGCTCCAACATGGATTTGATTCCAGTAACTATCTTGTCCATTAATCTGTAGTTGTAAATCAATGGTGCCAATATATTTGTCAACCTTTGTATAACTTCTAGTACTGTCTCCAATTAGTACTGCTTCTGGTTCCCATTCAGATGTTAGCAAAGGCTTTGGAATCTTCTTACTTGTAATATACACTATTTTTGTACTTTTCGCAAGTGAATTATTTAATCTGTTGTCTTTGATGTAGTCGTTAAATTCTTTACCAAAAGTTGTTCCATTTTTACATCTTACTAACACACTTACATCTTTATCATCAACAATATTTTTAAACAGTTTATGTGTTTTATGTAAATCTTTTAAACTGTCTTTTTCGGTTGTTCCAGATAGCACAACCAACAAAGGAAAACGTCTTAATTCACTAATTGTATTAATAATTTGTTCTAAGGGCCACTTTTTTGTATCTAAATTGATTCGTGCATATGTTCGATGTAATATTGCGTGACTCAGAGGAGATAAATTTTTAGTTGATTCTTTTAACATATCTTTATCAAAATATTTTAATCCCATTTTTTCTTTTCTATCAAAATAAAGATATAAATTTTCATTTACTGGATCACCAAAATATTCTTGATAATAATTTGTAACTGTTTCTGAACTATTTTGTATTTTGTAATTGTAAATTCCTGGAACATATTCACTTTCCTTTTTGTAAATTTTTTCACATTCATCGTAAACATTTAATAAAATAGGATCAATATCTTTTATTTTATTTTTAAATTTACCAATCAGTCTATGTACAATTTTTTCTGTGTAAGGTAAAATATATTTGTCTTTTAATTTTTGTGAATAAAATCTACTGTTTAAAGGTCCTAGTAATTTTCTTACTTCAGTAATTTGTTTAGAGTAAGTCATATTAAATGGAAATCTTGTTACAACAACTTTGCTTGGAGTAAATCCTGACCAATACGGTTCTAAATAATTAGATCCTTCTTCAATTCTTATGTATTCGCTTCTGTCTAAATGTCTTAAAGGTTGTCTTAAATTATTAACACTGTTTTCTAAATCAATCCCTCTCATTCTAAATTGTGATTTATATCTGGTTATTAATATTTTTTTTACAGCATCTAGTTGTCTATCAGTTAATGCTGTGCCTTTATACACTTTTTTAGCAATATCTGTAATAATTTTTTTATCACGATCTAATAGAATAAATGCTGGCGTAACCGCTTTGACAGAGAAACCTGCCATTAATTCTAAACACTCTTCTATGGTAATTGAACGCATACCATTATTATAATAGATTTTGGTTAAAAAGTCAATCTGGAAAAAGGAACGCCTTGTGCTATTTCTTCAATAGTCCACTCAGTATGTGTGTAGTCATTTAGCCATTGCTGTCTATCAGGGGTCTTTGGGCTGTTAATGGTGCTGAAATCAGAGTTTCCTACATCATATGCTAGGCTTTGTTCACTAACAAAAGCAGGTATTCCATTCAATACAGCATGAATTCCTGGGTTACTGCTGTGACTTATTACTGCCCAAGCATTGGCAAAATTTAGGTCAAAATCATCATATGTATTTTTAATCTGTCTTGGTATTTCATAACCTACATTGTCTAACACAGGCATATTCTTTAAAGGACATCTAGGATGAGGTCTGACAATAATTTTTCTATCTGTGTATTGTCTTACTTTCGCAACAGTATCTTTTGTGTATTTGTCCAAAGGAGGCATACTTGCCCATTGTTCGCTCTTATCATGTTGTAAACATAACAATATGTGTTCTCCTTCTGTGCGCCATGGACGCAATGACAATTCAAATTGTTTAACTCTTGAATCATTGTTGTTCAATGGTCCAAAGTCGCCTGTTCTATTGATTCCGTTTATCGCTACTTTCCATGTTATATTTCTTTTGATACCTCCCACTTCTATAACAAGAACTTTTTTATCTTTTTGTCTAAATGTATTCCAAATAGATTTGTTTTTCAACATTCTACCATTCCATAGCAGTGACCAAATCACAGGTATATCTGTTTCTAAATTATTTTCATCTACTTCATGACCTTGCCTTATTAAACCAGATTTTACTGCTTCCCACACTAAAGGACTGTTTAAAGGACCATTGTCAGTGAATAAACTAAACTTCATTCCAATAAGACTCGGCACGATTAGTAAGCAAATCTTTCTTTTGACTTTTGCCTTTTGTTTTACGTGCCCCTTTCATATGATCAAAATAATTTCCCAACACAGAATTGATCAAAGGATGTCCGCCACCTCCAGTCTTTGCTGTCTTGTTGTAAATATTTGAAGAATAATCTAAAAAATTCTTGTCTATAGTTGTAAGTTGATTTAAAATTTTACCAAACACGAAACTGTCATGCCATTCAATCAATTTAAATATTCCGTTGTCTGCATCTTCATACATACGTTCAAATTCTTTTAAAAATTTTTTACAAGTGTCTTTGTTATTGTTTAAACCATAAAAACCACACTCGGGCCAAGTTTGTGAACCTTTACCTCTGCCAACAAAAGTTATCCATTTGTCGTTGGGCAATAATGATTGAAATTGTTCAAAGGATATTGGTGAATGTACATAGGTATCTGCGTCTATCCACACTGTCCATGGAGTTGTCGATCGTTCAACAGCGTCAAATACTGCGTACACTTTGTTGGCAAATCTTACTGCGTCCCATTTAAATTCTTTGTGATAGTCTCTTGGTCTTTTTTCAGGAAAAGGACATTTACCATTTGCTTTAGGAACATTGCCCCAACGTGCTTTGAATTGATTGAGTTTGTTTAATTGTTTGGCATCTATTATTATGATTTGTTCGCAATCCGGATTTACAGGTGTACAATTTTCTGCGTACACTAACAGTTTTATTCTTTTATCAACGTTGCGAGCAAAACTGTCTATGAATCTTTGTCCGTACAAATCCAGACCTGGTTTATGAAATGTGGTTAATGCTGTAATCATTTTACATAGTTTCTCAAGTGTTTCCAAGCCAAACCTGCTTTTACTTCATCCAATGTCCAATGTGTTTGTGCGATTTTCCTAATCCATAATTCTCTATCATAGGCAGTTGGTGAATCTAAGTCTTCCCATTTAACTTGATTTACTCCTTTAATTTGTGCTCCATCTGGATCAGTTACCAATGTTGGAATACCTTCGATCACAGAAGCAACAGTTGGACTAGAGTTATGACCAACTACTGCGTGAGCAAGAGGAAATTCATCTATAAGATTTTTAGCACCGCTTATAACAATATTTTGATATTTCGATTGTCCGCTGTTTATCCATTGTCTTACAATTGACGCCCACTGTGTTGATAACTTATCACCTGGATGAAATCTTATTCTTATTTCTCTTTTTGAAAACTTTCTAATTTGATCAATTACATGTTGAAGCCAGACATTTACTTTCAAACCGCCCATACTCCAACCACCGTCTCTTTGACAGCAAACTAAAATATATTTTCCACCACCTAATCTCCATGGTTTTAAATCAATACCTAAATCTTTTTTAATTACTTCCCAACGCAATGGATCTGGATTGTCCCAACAATATTCTGCTGTATTAGGAAATATTCCATCATATCCATAACGCAAGTAATTTTTTGATTGTGTTACATCTGCGTATAAAAATAAACTAGAATCCACAATCATTGTGCGTTTGTTTCTTTTTTGTTGTGTGTCGAACACAGTCTTACGTAACATAAGATGTCTGTGTTTTTGTGGTTGTTGATGTACAAATCCTTGAAGCACAGCCACATCTGCTGGAATTACTGTCCAAGAATTACTTATAACTCCTTTGTCACCACAAGCATTAACACCGTCGATAAAGTTTTTTATTATTAAAGGTTTTTGTGGTTTTTTATTTCCAGGAGGAATAACCTTCATGTAGCCTACAACAGTTTTCATATTAGATTGTATTTTTCCATAATTTTTATTGCTTCACCTGAACCTAGTTCACGTACATGATATTGGCAGTATGCTAGCCAATGTTGCCATTTGTGTACTTGATCTTTGTCTGGATAAAACGGTGTTTCTATTTTACTTAAATCCTTAGATGTAACACTGTCAGCCGCAGTTTTTTCCATTGTAAAAGCAGGCACACCTGTACACACGCTTTCTATTGCCGCAATAGATTGATATGTTACCGTGGCATATATTTTTTCTTTTATTAAGTATTTAGGCACACTGCCTTCACCTACTCTTTCGTGCCTTTTACCTTTATCTCTAACAATTATTTCTCTATCAGTGTATTTTTTCAATGTTTCTATTGTATTTTCAACCCAACGATCTCTGTCTATGTTATAAAACTTACAAGGCTTTTCACTTGGAGTTACAAGTAAAATTTTACCTTTGTTATTTTTACGCCATTCTACAAATTCTAATTCTGGACTTCGAGATTGTATTTTGCGCCAGCGATCATCTGGTGCGTCAAATACTATGCTATGTTGAACATCATTTTTTACTACTCTATGGTATAGTTTTTTCTTAATAAGATTTCCAACATAACCTGTATCGATATAATAAAAAGTTCTGCCTGATTGTCTGCAGTCATTTATTATTTTTCTTTTGGCTAAACTTCTAAAACTTACTGTATTGTCTAGTGGTGTTCTCTTAATTGCTTCGTAAGGAAGAAAATGGCTACCTAATCCTCTATTCCAGTGTTGTAATATTTCATCTTGCCCGTCAAAGTAGTAGTGCATATCATTTACTCATCATTGAGTTGAGATATTTTTTCCAAACATCACCGTATTCACAATTACGATAATTTTTGAACCAAGGGCCGCCTTCTGTGTAGTGCAAGGCTTTAGGCTCACCATCTTGTGGTGCTTTGTACCAGCCCACAAGCCAATTCCATTCATGATTGATTGATCCAATTTCCTCATCTTTCAACCAAGAAAATCTGTGAAAGTATGCTCCGTCATAGTTGGGATTGTTTACTAAATCTACTGTTAATTTTTCGTTTGAAGGATGACCGCAGTTGTACAACACCATTGAACTCCAATTTTTTCTTGGATACACAGTTTGTTTTTGACCATCCATTTTTATTCCTGGTTTCGGTGTGTAGTCATGTTTTACACACATCACTGCATATTTGTCATCTACTTGATCAAATAATTCTTTTACATCAGTTGTAAACACTATATCTGAATCACAAAACAATGCCCAACCTTGATAATTTTCTAATGCTGGTATTAAAAATCTAGTGAAGGTAAATTCTGTTGATGCTAGTTTGTCTAATTCTCTCCAATACCATTTTTCTTGTCTTAAGTTGTGTTGATTTAGTGGAACAACTTTAGCATCTGTTGAATGTGTGTATATCGAATGTTCGCACACTTGATATGCAATATCTTCTCTAGTGTCGTATCCTACGTATATTTTCATTGATTCCTTTAAAATATTTATTGGTACTTTTACAAGGAAGTAGTAGATTTGATGCCTTGTGTTTTGGTAAAGTAAGGTTTATACACATACAACCAGTCACATAATTGACGACACATGATAGCATCATTAGGCCACCATCCTATTCTATCTTGTTTTTCAATTATATCTTTAGCCGCCCAGGGTGTAATTACATAGGCACTGTGTCCCGGTAAACCTTGTGGAATATTTTCAGGTGCGACCCAAGGCACTTGATTGAATCCGTCTTTTAATTTATTAGAATAATCTTTTGATTTAAATGTGGCGCCGTGTGGATCATTTATACTATATGCTCCTATGAGTTTAGCAGAAGTTTCTTGTGGCGTGAATTTATGTGTGAATAAAGCATCATGCTCTAATATCATTATTGGTTCATTCATTGACACACAAAGTTTCCACAATCTAAAATGACTTTGTGCCGCGGCAATTCGTTTATTGTTATCATAGGTCTTGTATGGTTTTAAAAATAAATTTGTTTTAGGACAGGTTATTTTTTTACCTGTGGGCCACGTCCACGCAACAGGAAAAATTGTTTCGGGTGTGGTTGCGTCGAACAATGTTGCCTCAATTTCACTTTCTGTGTCCTGAATACTCTGTAAGCAACGTTCTGCATAGGATAAACTCCATGCGTCATTCATCAATGTTATTATAAATGCTTTCATTTGTTAATTTTTAGAATATAACTGTCCGGAATTTTTTTACTGCTAAAATCATAGTCAGTAACTTTATACTTGTTAATTGATTCTATTAATTGATTATATTTTTCTATGGTAAAGTCATTTGGATGTTTTTTTACCCAGTAATGCGACATATTGGTTCCTTTGTCCAGCATCCAAACGTCTTCGATGTAGTATGAACCTGTAGGTTTTAAAAAATCTATCAGATTTTCAAAGGTTAATCTCTGTCCTTGAGGTGTGTGTAGTCCATCGTCAATAATAAAATCGAATTGAACATTTAAATTTTTAAAATTTTCTTTACAGTTTGTTGAAGTGCTGTCTATTTTAAACCATTGTACACGACTATTTTTTAAAGCAGGAACGTTTTCTGGCGTAACTCTTTCAAATGTATCTGCTGTGTAAATTTTCGCTTGAGTAAAATAATCCACCCAGGATTGAGTGCTTTCGCCTTTGAAAGTGCCAATTTCTAAAATGTTAATATCTTCATTTCTAAACTTATTAAAATCTTGTTGATACAATTCAAAATATCTGTGCTTTGTAGCCTTATCACATTTATTTTTTATGAAAATTTCTTGTAAATTCATTTTATTTCTTTCCTAATACAGTGTAGCCTGCGTTCAAAGTGTGTCTATAAACAAGTT